CAGGTTGCTCAACAACAGACCCAGAGCCAACCGGTGCAACAGGCCCCTAGAAAAGCAGATCCTAGGGCCGAAGGTTGGGCCGAGAAAATCGAATGGTTTGGGGAAGACGAGATCATGACCCAAGCTGCGTTTACATTTCACCGAAGGTTGGTGGAAGAAGAAGGGTTTGACCCGCAGACAGAAGACTACTATAGTGAAATTGATCGCAGGCTTCGGACGGAATTTCCTCAGAAGTTTACGACTAAGAAATCGGGAGGAGGTAACCAGGTCGCATCCGCTGGTAACTCCGCATCCCGCAACACCAAACAGGGGCGCAGGTCGGTCAAGCTGACGCATTCACAAGTCGCAATAGCGAAGAAGCTCGGTGTCCCTCTTGAACAGTACGCTAAGTATGTGAAGGATTAAGCAATGACAGATACAAGAACCGCGCGTAAAAGCGCATCCCGCGAAACAGAATCGCGCAGAAAACCCTGGGCACCGCCCAGTCACCTTGAAGCGCCAGAGCCCCCTGTAGGCTTTGTGCATCGTTGGATTAGAGTTGCCATGCGTGGTGAGGAGGACAAAATGAATGTCCATGCCAAACTACGAGAAGGATGGGAGCCTGTCCGTAAAGACGAGTATCCAGACTATGAAGCCCCAGTCATCGATGATGGCAGGTATCAAGGCGTCATAGGACAAGGTGGACTGATGTTGTGTCGAATGCCTGTCGAGACCGCCAATGAAAGAGCCGCGTATTACGGGACCCGGACCCGAGAACAGATGGTTGCTGTCGATCAGGACTTAATGAAGGATCAACATCCTTCGATGCCGATTAGTAATAATAGGCAAAGTCGTGTAACTTTCGGAGGATCACCAAGAGACTCCGAGTAACTTGAGGTGCTATAATGGCAAATTCTAATGGTTCCTTTGGGCTAAAACCCATTGGTAAGATTGGTCAAGCGACCAACTCGACCGGTATGACTGAGTACAGAATTGCGTCCGACAACAGCAACCCAATCTTCAGCGGCATGGCGGTTATCCCGTTAGCTGGTGGTGTGATTGACGATCTACAGGCTGCGGCCGGTGGTAACGTATCAATCGTGGGTGTTTTCGGCGGATGTGAGTATGTCTCTTCGACTACTGGTGAAACGGTCTTCGGCAATTTTTGGCCTGGATCAGGCGCGGATTCTACATTCCCTGTCAAAGCCTTTTTGTATGATGACCCAAATCAGTTGTTCACAATTGCTACGTCTAACGTAGTGGCTGCGGCCAACACTGAAACGGAAATTCGTGCTGCCGTATTTGCGAACATCGCGTTTGCAACAGGCAACAGTGGATCTACTTCTACTGGCATGTCTTCTGCTACAGCGGATCTGAACACAATCGCAGCTACCAACACATTGGCTCTACGCATTATGGGTGTCCAAAATGACCCCGACAATGCTGACTTCACTGCTGCTGGTATTCCACTAATCGTTCGTATAAACAACCACTTCAATGCGCCTACTGGCTCCATTGCAGCGGGTACTGTTTCTACGACCGGCGTATAAGGAGGTCTAAAACATGGCTATTTCACGCGCACAACTAGCGAAAGAGCTTGAACCAGGTCTCAACGCCTTGTTTGGAATGGAGTATGATCGTTACGAAAATCAGCACTCCGAAATCTATAGTACTGAGTCCTCAGATAGAGCATTCGAGGAAGAAGTTATGCTATCCGGGTTCGGCGCAGCGCCGACTAAATCGGAAGGCTCCGCCGTCAACTTCGACGACGCGGGTGAAGCATTCACTGCTCGGTACAACCACGAAACCATCGCACTTGCGTTCTCAATTACTGAGGAAGCAATCGAGGACAACTTGTATGACCGCCTCGGCAGTCGTTACACACGCGCCCTTGCTCGTTCGATGGCCCACACTAAGCAGGTTAAGGCCGCTGCGGTACTGAACAATGCGTTCACCGCTGGTGCATCTGCTGGCGGAGACGGTGTTGCACTTTGCGCTGCTGATCACCCGCTTACAAACGGTGGCACTTTCGCCAACGAACCATCAACTGCTGCTGATCTGAACGAAACTTCCTTGGAAGACGCTTTGATCAACATCGCTGGTTTTGTTGACGAACGTGGTTTGAAAGTCGCTCTACGCGGTTTGAAACTTATTATCCCACGTCAACTGCAATTCGTTGCAGAGCGTTTGATGGTTTCTAACCTCCGCGTCGGAACTTCTGACAACGACACAAACGCACTTCGCTCAATGGGTATGTTGCCTGATGGTTATGCCGTCAACGACTTCCTGACTGACACGGACGCGTTCTTCCTGCTAACCGATGCTCCTCGTGGTCTTATCCACTATGAGCGGATGGCTCTTGCAACTAACATGGAAGCCGACTTCGACACAGGCAACATGCGATTTAAAGCTCGTGAGCGTTATAGCTTTGGCTTTAGTGACCCACGTTGTGTGTTTGGCTCACCTGGCGCATAAAGTTAGGTACGTCTTGTAGCCACCCTACAAGATGGTTTCCCAAGTCAGGGGCGGTCTTCGGATCGCCTCTTTCTTTTTGTAAAAATCTATTGTACTGTTTGGGCATCCCTGACAGTCGCATTGGGCGGCTGACTTAACCCAGACAGGAGATTCCCATGGGTAATTCTACTTTTAGCGGACCAGTGCGTTCGCAAAACGGCTTTCAAGACATCACAACTAATGCCACAACGGGCACGGATACCACAAATTCCACATATGGAACGAACGCTTCTGTAGGCGGCGACCTTACGGTACTTGGGTCTATCTTGTCTGGTGGTTCGCACCCCACGCTCAACGGTCTAGCTGTAACGGCTAAAGCCACTGGTGCTACAATTACTTATGTTGCTGGAATTAACGTCAACCCATTCACTGGCGGCGCACAGCAGATTACTACTCTGCCAGCAGCGACAGTAGGCGTTGTTGTTGTCCACGCTCAGTCCGTAGACACTACTGGCGGCACTGCTTTCTTGAGCTTTGATTGTGCGGGTAGTGATGCTTATGAAACAGGCAGCGTTATCGAAAGCCGTACAAGCAGCGCAGTTGTGTTTGATACGTCTACTTCGGGTGAAACTTTGTTGAAGTATACTCCTGCAAGCGCAACAACAAACTTGTTCAGCATTGGCTCGTACATCTACTTTACTTGCACAACAGCAGGTCTGTGGAATATCTCGTTTAACTTTCAGCCTCTTGGTGCGGGTACTACTGGTACGTTTGTTTTCGCAGCCTAATGTTTAACTTGGCGGGGTTAACGCCCCGCCTTCATTTATAGGAGGCCAAAATGGCAGGATCAGACGTAACCGCAGTCATCATCACTGATGAAGTGGCACTAGATGCAAACGGAATATCAGTTGCCGCCTCAGTGGGCAACAACGCGGCTTTAACAATTGGCGGGGCTTTAGCCGACGGCGGAAGTGTTATTAACGCCTCTGCACGACAGGTAACAATTTTGTCCGCAGGTAACGATTCTTCAAAATCGTTTAATATAGTTGGCACAGATGTAAATGGTGCGGCTCTTACTGAGAACCTTACGGGCGCTAATGCTGGAACAGCAACAAGTTCAGGTTATTTTAAAACTATTGCAAGCATAACTGCTGTAGGAAACCCCGCTGGAAACGTATCCGCTGGAATCAACAACAATGCTTTAGGTGTTGTTTTTGCAGGCCGCACTCGATTACAAGGGTTTTCTTTTGTATCCGGCGGAACCGCAGGCACAGCTAATCTTAGAGATACAGGTGCGACTGGAACAGAAGTTATACAGTTCAGATCAACTGGAACAGACAGTCAGTCGGATGGAGCCCGTGGGTTTCCTGATGAGGGCATTTTGTTTAAGGACGGGTGTTTCGTTACATTTATCGTAGGCACCATTGATTTGATGATGTTCTATCACGCATAAACTTTAGGGCAGTTTGATATGGCTAAGATCGACAAGTCCAAGATGAAGTGCAACAGCCCCAAACGGCAGAAGTCTGGGGGCAAGAAGTTTGTTGTGAAGGCTTGTGATAAGGGCAAAGAAAAAATAGTTCGTTTCGGCGATGCCAATATGACTATTAAGAAGTCCAACCCTAAACGGCGCAAATCATTTCGTGCAAGGCACGGGTGCGATACAAAGAAACTTGACAAGCTCTCCGCTCGTTATTGGTCCTGTAGTAAATGGTGATGAAATGAAATTAGATCTACATCAAACCGTTTCTTTTATTGTGCTTGGGCTTGTTAGCTGGGGGGCCTTACAGCTTTACCAGATGAACGCCAGTATATCCTTGGTGACATATAAAGTTGAAGAGAACCACCAGATGATAAAGCCTATGTGGCAGGACTTTTTAATACGGAAGGCTGACTATGACGTTATCCCGATCACAGATGTCGAAGCAAATATCCACGCCTCCAAACAAGGGGAAAACTAATGCCCAAAGACGCTTGTTACAAGAAGGTCAAAGCCAGGTACAAGGTGTTCCCAAGCGCCTACGCCTCGGGAGCAATAGCAAAATGTCGAAAGGTGGGCGCGTCAAACTGGGGAGAATCTTCTAAGAAGCGCAAACGCCCTGTCACAAAGAAGCTAAAAGATGGCGGCTTTATTGCTCTGGGCTGTGGCGAGGTTGAAGAGAATAGACGCAAAGAAACGAATATTTACTGATGGCTGTTCGTAAAACAAAAAAAGGCGCGGCCCTCAAGCGGTGGTTCAAAGAAGACTGGGTAGATGTCAAGACGGGCAAGCCTTGCGGTCGGAAGAAGGGGGAGAGCCGAAGCACTCCTTATTGCCGTCCAAGTAAGAGGGTGAGTTCAAAAACGCCTAAGACATCTAAAGAAATGACATCATCGGAAAAACGTAGTAAGATACGGGAAAAGAATAAACTTGGTCAACCTGCGGGCAAACCCCGTAGAGTGTCCGCAGCAAAACGTAGGACCAAACGTAAAACGGGGAACTATTAATGACAACATCAGATTCAAGAGACTTTAATCTCGACGTTGCTGAGATTATAGAAGAAGCGTTTGAGCGGTGCGGAATAGAAGTTCGCACTGGCTATGACGCCCGTACAGCTCGTCGCTCTTTGAACTTGATGTTTGCAGAGTGGGCTAATCGTGGGCTAAACATGTGGACCGTGAAGCAGGGAACTATCACCCTGACACAGGGGCAATCGGAGGAGACGTTACTCGCCGATGTGGTTGATATCTTGGAAGTGGTGCTGCGTCGAAGCGGTACAGACTTTGACTTAACCCGCATTAGTCGTGGGGATTACGCCACGTTGCCCAACAAAACAACGCAAGGACGGCCAAGCCAGTTCTGGTTTAACCGTCAGATTGCGCCTGTAGTTAATCTTTGGGCTGTTCCTGAGAACTCTACTGATCAGTTGATTTACTATTACCTACGCCGGATTGATGACGCGGACACTTTGGTAAACACCACAGACATGCCTTTCCGTTTTTACCCCTGCATGGTTGCAGGGTTAGCCTATTATCTAGCGTTGAAGCGGGCTCCCGAGCGTGTGCAGCTTTTAAAAACTGTGTACGAAGAAGAGTTCCAGAGAGCCGCAGATGAAGACGAGGCCCGTGTTCCGTTGAAATTGCAACCTAGCATACAGTACTTGAGGTTCTAATGGCGTTTGCATCTGGTAACAAAGCATGGGGGATTTCAGACAGATCGGGGTTTAGATACCGTCTCAAGGACATGAAGAAGGAATGGACTGGCTCTTTAGTTGGCCCTGACGAATTTGAGTTCAAGCACCCCCAACTGTTTCCTTCTCGAGCAGGACCAGATCCTCAAGCGTTACGCAATCCAAGACCCGAGCCTAATTTGGTAGAAGAGAGAAACATCCAGTACGGGTGGAACCCTGTTGGCGGTTCGACATCTAATGGCATTAACCCCCCTAACAACCTGGAAGCCACTGGGACGGTAGGCGAAGTGACGGTGACAACATGAGCTTTACATACACACAATTAAAGACGGCGATTCAGGACTACACGGAAAACAACGAAACGTCTTTTATTACAAACCTCCCTTTATTTATTCGTTTAACTGAGGAGCGCATCCTCAAGAACGTCCAGCTTAGTTTGTTTCGCAAGAACGTGGCGGGTGCAATGTCTGCATCAAACAAGTTCTTGGAGGTTCCTAGTGATTTCTTAGCCCCGTTCTCCTTATCGTTTACGGACAGTAGTGGCGCTGCAAACTTTGTAGACTTCAAAGACCCAGAGTTTGTGCAGACGTACACCCCCAACCCTGCTACAACTGGGGCTCCTAGATACTATGCGATGTACGATTTAAACACATTTATCTTAGGTCCTACACCTAACAGCAATTTTGTTTCCGAACTTCATTACTTCTATCGTCCTGAGAGTTTAACTCAAAGTAGCTACACTCTTACTCTTACAAGTGTGACAGGGACGTTCACGGCGAATGACACTATCACTGGCGGTACGAGCG